AAAAAAGAGGGATTTCTCTAGCAAAACTAGAAGAAAGTCTAGGATATAGTACCAATTATTTCTATACTTTAAAAACGAAAACCCCAAACTCTGACCGCCTGCAAGAAATCGCTGACTACTTCAACGTGTCCACTGACTACCTGCTCGGACGAACAGATAATCCAGCTATTGCCAATTCAAAAGAGCAATTCTATTTTGAAGGCAAGGAAGTCGATGTTGAGGAACTCGCCTCCACTGCTATGCGCTTCAATGGTAAGCCATTATCAGATGAAGATAAGAAAGCGATCCAGAATATTATCGAAATTTATCTACGAAAAGGATAAATAATTTATGACAGAAAAGGAATTAGCCTACAATCTAGGTATCAAAATAGAGGTCTTTGAAGATGCCTTATTTCCTGATGAAGCATTTTATATTCCTGCTTTAAAAACAATGTTCCTTAGCGACGCAATCTCTGAAGATAAAAGAGTTCAAGTCGCATTGCATGAGTTAGGACATAAGAATCACGCACCAGATATCTACGAAAATTTCCGTGAGAGGTGTGAGCTGGAAGCAAACCGCAATATGATTCATCATCTCATGAAAGCTGAATTAGATATTGCTGAAGATAAGACTGTCTTTAACTACCTTGTCTTTATGGAAAAATACAATTTAAAAACCATAGCTGACGAAGTCATGGTCAAGGAAGAATACTTGGCATTAGTAAATTAAAAATTGCATTGAAGATATTTATATAGAGGGAAAATATATGCAAAAGACTGTTGAAAAAATATTATTCAGAGTCGCTGGAGTGACAAAATATAAAAAAGCAGTAAAAGAAGCCTGTAATCTAATTGCCGAAGATAACGGAATCCCAGAATATGCAAAGTACTATAGCAATTTATCAACTAAGGAACTTAGGGAAGAACTTGAAGAATATGGTCTGAAGGTTTTCAAATATCAAGATTTAGACTTTTTCAATATTGAGCTTGTTCCAGAAGTAGATAATAAGTATGATCCTAATGCTATAAAAGTTTTGATTTTTGATAATCACATAGGATACGTCCCTGCAACAGTCTCTAAATCTATTCGTAAATATTTTGATGATGAAAGATATCATTTTCTAATAGAATGTGAGATAAAAGGCGGCCCATACAAAGAATGGGACGATTATGAAGAAAAAGTTGTCACAAATAATGATTTGGATGTTGGTTTTGAAATTTACCTTACCATTGTTGACTCTTCACAAAAAGAAGTAATTCAGAGCGAATCATCTGAGATAATTGATGATAACATTTCCAATAAAGAAGTTACGAAAACTGAATCTATTGAAACTAAAACAACTGAAGCTGAACATATTGAACAAAATATTGTTAGTGACAGTTTCGCTGATATAGTAAACGAGATTAATCTTTCAGAAACATCTCCTAAGAAAAAACTTCCTGCCAATAAAATCATATTTTCAGCACTGTATCTTTTCTTAGTCTTTTTTGGAGTTGTTGGTATTCCAATCGCTCCATTCCTTGCAGTTCCTTTGACAGCTTGGAGTCTGTATAAACTATACAAACTATTCAGAAAATAAAAAAGCCCCACAATCGCCCTCGCCAAAGTTTGATTGTGAAGCTCACCCTTATAAAAAATCAGCCATTAAAAAGGCCTCTTTTCTATACCCTATTTTACACCATGAAAGGGGTGATGTCAATATTCTCAATGTTTAGACCTTGTCCAGAAGCCGATAAACAAGGAGAATACAATGAAATATAATAAAACAAAATACCCAAATATCTATTACTATGAGACTGCTAAAGGCAAGCGTTACTATGTTAGACGTTCTTTTTTCTTCCGAGGTAAAAAAAGAGAAAAAAGTAAAAGTGGTTTCACAACTCTCCCTCAAGCTCGTGCAGCCTTGACAGAGATTGAGCAACAAATCCAAGACCAAGAATTAGGTATCAATACGAATCTAACGCTTGATCAGTATTGGGATATCTATTCTGAAAAGAGATTGTCAACAGGGCGTTGGAATGACACTTCCTACTACCTCAATGATAATCTCTATAAGAACCATATCAAGCCAAAGTTTGGTTCTGTCTTGCTTAAAAACCTAGATAGAAATGAGTATGAACTCTTTATCGCTGAAAAGTTGCAGAACCATACTAGATACACTGTCCAAACCCTCAATTCCAGCTTCATGGCATTGCTGAATGATGCCGTCAAAAATGGAAATCTGCTCTCAAATCGCTTGAAAGGTGTCTTTATTGGCCAGAGTGATATCCCTGCTGCTAACAAGAAAGTGACTCTCAAAGAGTTTAAGACTTGGATAGCAAAGGCAGAAGAGATTATGCCAAAACAATTCTACGCTCTGACCTATCTTACCATTTTTGGATTGAGAAGAGGAGAAGTCTTTGGTTTGCGTCCAATGGACATCACTCAGAACGACAGCGGACGGGCTATACTGCATCTTAGAGACAGCCGAAGCAACCAGACCTTAAAAGGGAAAGGAGGGCTTAAAACGAAGGATTCAGAGCGCTACGTTTGCCTTGATGATATCGGAACGGACCTTATCTATTATCTGATAGCTGAAGCTTCTAAGATTAAGCGAAAGTTAGGGATTATTAAGGAACAGCACAAGGATTATATAACTATCAACGAGAAAGGTGGTCTCATCAATCCAAACCAGCTAAATAGAAACTTCAATCTAGTGAATGAAGCAACAGGATTGCATGTAACACCTCACATGATGCGCCACTTCTTCACAACTCAAAGCATTATTGCAGGGGTTCCGCTTGAACAATTAAGCCAGGCGCTGGGGCATACAAAGGTTTATATGACCGATCGTTACAATCAAGTAGAGGACGAACTTGCTGAAGCGACAACAGACCTATTTCTTAGTCATATTCGCTAAAAAATCCCCGCCAAAATCTCAAAAAGTCCCCGCCAATTCCCCGACCAAAATCCGAAAAATACCGAAAAATATCGAAAAATGATTTTTAGAATAGTCCCCAAAAGCCTGAAATAAAGCCAAAAAACTCCACCTGATTGGGTGGAGTTAAGGGAGATTATTATGAAAAAGGTAAAATAAAATCTTATTAAATCAATGCTTTTGGAGGGTGTCCCCTCCAACTCCCCGACCTCTGGACAAGGTCTATTTTTTTTGAAAAAATTAAAAAAACTTCATCAAAACACTTGTTTTTCTCGGTATACCGTGATATAATATAATCAAGATAAGGAAAGGAGGTGAGGAAGTTGAATAAAGAAGATTGGCTTAGGTTACTTGAAAAGGCGATAGATAATATCCCTGAAACGGTAACTGCTATAGCAAGTCTGGTGACTGCAATAACAGTCGCAAGGCAAAACAAAAAGCGTAAACCCAACTCCCGCAAAAGAAAAAGGTAAACGCTAAGAGGTGGGGGCGAAAGCCCCTCACACCTCTATTTTATCAAATGAAAAGAGGAAAAGCAATGGTTAGTGCAATAGCTATTTTTATAATTGCAGTCAATGTATATATTTATCTAAAAAATAAAAAGGACAAATAAGTATGAGAAAAATTATTCAAGAATTATTAGACAGCCCGATGTCTACATCTGCTATTTCGCAAGGCGCTGGAGTTCCTTGGACTACTGTTTCTGACCTCAGAAAAGGAAAAACAAGCATGGACAAAATGGCACTTCTCACAGCAGAAAAACTTTATGAATTTGCTACAGCTGATAAGCAGTGATTTCGGTCACTGCTTTTATTATTGCAAACAAAAAAACCGCAAGCCTGAGCCTGCGGTCTAGTGTACAATATTTTTGATTTTATACAGGTTTTTCAGTGAGTTTGTTAAGAAAGCAATTCGTTTACTCTATCTTGCACGGCTTGTGCGTCATAACCAGCGCTCGTTAAATTGTCATAGCGTTCTTGTCCATTGCCCCAAAGGCCTTGGATGACCTCGTTAGCTACGGTATTAAGATCCACGGTGTCTTCGCCACCTAAAAGACTATTCACTTTATCTTGTACAGCTTGAGCGTCATAACCAGCGTTTGTTAAGTTGTCGAAACGTTCTTGCCCATTGCCCCACAAACCCTGTAATACTTCTTGTGCTACGCTGTCAAGGTCTGAACTAGCGCTATTGCCTGGTGTT